GACAGAGATGATGTTGAGTTAACTTTAAAATACCATGAGAGCGAAGGCTTTAGCGTTCTTGATCTGTTTAACCGTGGTGTTCAGGCTAGTAATATCAAAAAGATTTACGAAACTCTGTCTCAGGATGAGATGGTCAAGTTATTTCATGACCATGATGTACTGGTGTATCCGTCGGAGGGAGAAGGTTTTGGATTTATTCCACTACAGGCTCTTGCAACAGGTATGCCAGTAGTATCAACAAGCAGATGGTGTTCTTATGATAAGTATTTCAAAGACAATATCATTGAATCAAAACTTGGTAAGACTACTCATACAGGTTACGATCACGGAGAAGTGGTTCTTGCTGACTTTGAGTCGTTAATGCATCAGATGAAGAATGCTTTTAATAATATTAATTCACAATCAGAATCTTTTTATAAACAAGCTGGATCTGTATATGAAGAATACAACTGGCAGAACAGGAGTAATTTAATGCTTAATTCCTTAATTAATAGAGTTGGTGTTGACATGTTAGAACCTCTATCAAACCAAGAGAGTACCAATTTTCGTTTTATATATTTCCAAAGTGGGGCTTCATACCATACTAAGTCAATGATTACCTTCACTAGAGAAAACCCTCTCCACGCTGTTTCCATTGAGGAATATAAGAAGTTAATTTCTATTGATAACTTCAGGGATCCTACCGAACAAGAGCTCTCCGATTACCTTAGTTATTAACCTGTGGTATAATTGTTCATGGTGTTTTTTGTTGTTACATTGATTGTTTTCATAGCAGCAACTGCTATTCTTCAGGCAAAATTTCTTGTTGACGAAGTAAAGGAAAGTGCCGATTTGGAGAAAAGAGATGGCAGATAAGTTTTGGTACACAGCAAAAGTTCTTGGGGTTGTTGACGGAGATACGGTTGATCTCCTGGTTGATGTTGGTTTTGATATTCATTTCCAAATCAGAGTTCGGCTTCATGGAGTAAACACACCAGAGAGCAGAACGACCAATAAGTTAGAGAAAGCAGCGGGCTTGAAGGCTAAAGAGTTTGTAAAACATTGGGCAGAAGAAAATCCTATTGTTTTTATTAACACAATTGCTGACAAGAAAGAGAAATTTGGCAGAATCCTTGCTAAGATATACTCGGATGAAAAATTGTCATCTTGTTTAAATGAAGAATTGATCACCAAAGGTTTTGCGAAAGCATACTTCGGTGAGAAAAAAGAAGAGTTTACAAGTTAAATATTCGCTCTAGTAGAAAGAAAAAATATGCAAGCAATAGATTTGTTTTGCGGTATGGGTGGTGCTTCTCTAGGCATCAAGAATGCTGGATATGATGTAGTTGGCTTTGATGCTTGGAATCATGCGATTGTTTCGCATAAGAGCAATGATATGCCAGCAGTGAAAATGTCAATCACGGAAGATACTGATTGGATATCTGTCTTAGAGAAGATCGGTGTAAAGCCTGGTATTGATTTATTGTGGGCTAGTCCCCCATGTCAGCCTTTTTCTCAGGCTAATGGTAGCGCTAAGAGTGTTGATGACTCCAGAGATGGATTCCCTGCGACTATTTCTGCAATCAAGCAGTTAGTTCCAAGACTTGTCATTATTGAAAACGTAAAAGGTCTTGTATCAAAAAATAATCTTGTTCACTTTAGTAAATATGTAAAGCAGATTGAAGAACTTGGATACTCTGTTAAATGGGAGGTTCTAGACGCTTCCGATTACGGAATACCACAATCAAGAAAGCGCTGCTTCATGGTTGCAAGGGCTGACTTTGCAGAACCAATTTTCCCTGAGAAGAATCCTGATAAAATCACAATGGCTAAAGCATTGAAAAGGCATGACATTCCCCATTGGGCACATCAGCGCCCCTCTACGACGATTGTAGGGTCATTTAAGCCTGAAATGGTCGCTCCCCCAACATGGCGTAAACCTGGTGATGGACCAAGGCAGAATCAACCCGATGCGATTTTAATTACCCTAGAAGAAGCATTAATCCTGCAAGGGTTCCCAAAGAAATATATTGTAAGTGGACCAAAGACTGCACAATGGCTTCAGGTCGGAAATGCAGTTCCACCTAAAATGGCTCAACTATTAACGGAGGCTAACAAGCGCAATGAAAAGAAATGAAAAAGAAGAAGCAAAACGTGACGGTGCGAGACCAGTAAAGAATTCCGGTCGTGGAATCCGCAAAGGTGATGCGACCATGAATGAATTCATCATTGACTACAAGCACAATGGGAAAACATTTACTCTGACAAGAGATGCTTGGATTAAATTACGGAAAGACGCTTGGAAGTCAAATTACAAACATCCTTTGATTTCCGTGGTTCTTGGAGAAGACTCCGACGTAAAAGTTGGTATAATTGAATGGCATTTATTAAAAGAATTAATTGAAGGATCAGAATATGAATAAAAGATTTTTTGCATATAAGCTTTATGAATTTAGATCACTCGGAGTAATGATTGACTATTGTGAAAAGCCATATCATGTAGGTTTCTATTTGTATAAATGGGCAGTAGGAATTTGCTTCAGGAGAAAAAATGGTTAACATGCCTGACCTCTCTGAGTCTGAGCAGATATCAGAGCAAAGGAAAGTTATTAAGTTCTGGATTGATCATTGCCATGACCTAGAAGAAAAGATTGTCTTGTTAGAAGCAAGATTGAAAACGATTGCTGGAAGTAATGAGTAATAGAGAGATGCTTGCGAAGAGATGGGGGCAAGAAATAGTTCTTAAATGCTGCAGGTACTGGCTATGTCACTATGCCAATGGTAAATGGGGGTCTTGTGGTATTTGTAAGCAAAAACCTATTCTCTGTGACAATTTAGGTTGGGATGATGTATAGGATTCAAACTCCTACTGAAAAAGAAAATAAGTGGCTTAAGTCGGTAGAGCAACTATCAAAAATATTTTCAACATGTTCTAGAAGACAGTATGCCTCAATAGTAGTAGCAAGCAATGGTCGTGTTGTTGGAATGGGTTATAACGGTGCTCCGGCAGGCTTTAAGCATTGCACTGATGGTGGATGCCCTAGAGCTTTTACTGACGTTGAACACGGAAGTGTCTATGACAATTGCGTTGCCATCCATGCTGAAGCAAATGCTATTCTATGGAGTGATGCTTCTGCAAGGCAGGGAGGAACTTTGTTTGTTAATGGACCCCCATGCTTTGGTTGTGCAAAATTGATTGCAAATTCAGGGATTTCTAAAGTCGTCTTCTATCCCGACGAAGAATATGCAAACATTGCTGATATACTGATTTTTCTAAATAAAGCAAAAATAAAAATAGCGATAGGAGAAAGATAATATGGCTGACATAATTGTTGATCCCGATTGGCTTGCGAGTCAAATGGGAGACAAGGCTGAGGAATTTATTGAATGCATGAGGATTATTCAAGACATTATTGAAAATCCAAGTGACTATGTAGGTATGCAAGCAATTAAATATCTAAACATACTTGCAGCTTACAGGACACAAATGATTGTCAAATCACAGGCGTTTAAGCGTAGATCAAGCATTATGAATGAACAAGATAAGTTTGTTAATGATATATGGAAAACAATGTATGAAGCATTGAGTGAAAACATCAATGCTCTCAAAATAGCAGCAAAAGGAACGTCAAATTGAAAGCACTAAAACAACTTAAGAATCCGGTAGTCGTTGAGAAAGAGCCGGTTATTGAAAAACTTATTACAGAAGCCATAGATGAGCACTTGCAGAAGAGAAACAAGCCTGCGCTTAAGAAAGTAAATGGATTTCACCCAAGTTATACGAACCAATGCCAGAGGTATTGGAACTATCTGTTTCAGGGTGTTGAGGTACAGACCTCTTTTAAATCACAGACTTATCGTATTTTTGATAATGGTCATGCTGTTCATGAGAGACTTTACTCCTATTTTAGAGAAATGGGCATCCTTGTAGCAGAAGAAATCCCCGTAACATACAGAACTCCACCAATTGAAGGCACTGCAGATGGTATCATTGATTGGTATGGTCATAAATTAATTGAGTTAAAGTCAATTAGTGCTGAGGGTTTCCATTACAGGCAACTGTATAACAAGCCCAAGGATGATCACTACAGGCAAGCACAGATTTATCTGCGATGCCTGGATTTGGATAGCGGGTAT